TGGAAAGAAGTAGTCCAGTTTAGTAGTAAGGACTATTCAGACCAAATGGCTGCTCAATTCGGTATTAAAGCCCCCGAGTACATGGGCAATCATGCACATTATATTGGTGGTTGGTCCAGTGTTATCAACATTAATGAGGTAGTTAATACTAATCTTGATTCTGATTCTTCTCAGGCTTCTATTGCTGGTAAAGGTGTATCCAGTAATTCCGGATATACTATTACTTATGACTGTGGCGCTGAACATCAGGTGATTATGTGCGTATATCACGCTGTACCTATGCTGGATTGGAATCTGACCGGCCAAAATCCTCAACTGACCGTGACTGCTATCTCTGACTTCCCGCAACCTGCATTTGACCAGCTTGGTATGCAGGCTGTTCCTGCTCTTAATCTTCAGAATAACCCCGGCCGTAAGGCTTCCGGTTCTCTTGGTTATAACCTCCGTTATTGGCAATGGAAATCTAATATTGATACCGTTCACGCTGGATTCCGTGCTGGTGCTGCTTATCAGTCTTGGGCTGCTCCTCTTGACGGTTGGCAGGTGTTAACCTCTTCCGGTGCTTGGTCTTATCAGTCTATGAAAGTTCGTCCGCAACAGTTGAATTCTATTTTTGTGCCTCAAGTTGATGCTGCTAACTGCTCTGTCGCATTTGACCAGTTATTGTGTAATGTTAATTTCCAAGTATATGCCGTACAGAACTTGGATAGAAATGGTTTACCTTATTAATTTGTATTGTTATGAGAAATTTTGCTTATAAAAATCCCGATTATATTAAAAATGAGGTTGTTCCCGAGTTAATTGAGGATAATCCGTGTTATCAACAGTCTGTATATGATACAGTTATGTATGACGAATCTCTTGATGGTGACTTGATTCAATGTGATATGACGCAGATTTTGCTGAATCAGGAAAAATATCGCCGGTTACTCGGTGATATGAATGTTCAGAATATTCTTGCTCAAATGCACCCTACTCAGTCTACTTTCATGGATGGTATGACTGATGAAGAACGTTTTGATTGTGTTATCTCCCGTCATTGTCAGACTATGTCTGAACGTCAGGCTGTTTTACAGCAGTTGGCTAGTGAGAAGTCTGAACTATCGGCTTATGCCGAATCTATGTTGGCAGAGCAAAAGGCAGCGCCGTCTCCGGATTCCGCATCTGCCTCTCCTGAATAATGGGACTATTTGATGCTATAGCTTCCTCGGCTGCAAACCTTACCGACAATGTTGTCGGTATGGTTAATCAGAATCATCAGAATAAGGTTAATCTCCGTATGATGCGTGAACAGAACGCATTTAACGCAGAGCAGGCTCAGATTCAACGTGATTGGCAGCAACAGATGTGGGGCATGAATAATGCCTACAATTCTCCTGACGCTATGATTTCTCGTGGTTTGAATCCGTTTGTTCAAGGTTCTGCTGCTATGGCTGGTTCTAGGTCTCCTGCTTCAGGTGGAGCTGCTGCTACTGCTGCTCCTGTTCCTAGTATGCAGGCCTATAAGCCTAATTTCTCTAGCGTGTTCCAGTCTCTTGCTTCCCTTGCTCAAGCTAAGGCTTCTGAGGCTTCTGCTGGTGAATCAGGCTCTCGTGCACGTCAGACTGATACGGTAACTCCTCTTTTGTCTGATTATTATAGAGGTCTTACTAACTGGAAGAATCTAGCTATTGGCTCTTCCGGTTATTGGAATAAGGATACGGGCCGTATATCTGCTGCTTTGGACCAGTCTACTGAGGCTCAGAATTTAAAAAACGCCCAGTTTGCTGAACGTATATCTGCTGCTCAAGAAACACAGATTTTGCTTAATTCTGATGCTCAACGTATTATGAATAAATATATGGATCAGAATCAACAGGCTGATTTGTTTATTAAGGCTCAAACCTTAGTCAATCTTCAGTCCCAAGGTGCTCTTACTGAGAATCAGATGCAGACTGAAATTCAGCGTGCTATTCTTATTGCTGCTGAGGCTTCCGGTAAGAAAATTGACAATCGTATAGCTTCCGAGACGGCTGATTCTTTGATTAAGGCAGCTAACGCCTCTAATGAATTGCAATATCGTGATAGTACGTATGATTATAAGAATGTTAAGCTTCGTAAACATACGGAGTATAAAACTTCTATGGCTAATCAGAAAGCTGCTGAATATGGCGCAGACTTGGCTCGCAAACAAAGCCGTACTCATTATTGGGAATCTGTTGCTCGTGGTGTTGGTAGTATTGCCTCCGGTGCTGGTAATTTTGTCGGCGCGTTTCGTCCAGGTGCTAATATCTATCGTAATGATTATGGCCCTCGTAATACTACTATTTATAATGGTCGGTAAACATTCTTCAGGACTAGAAGCCCATCGCGGCGTTTGAGCGATATACACCCGCCGCCCGCGTAGGGCCTGATCGAAATATGGAGCGGAGCGACTTCCTTATAGGAGCGTTCCGCTCCGGTATTTTAGCACGTAGGTGCGCAAAGGCAAGACAGTTTCTGCCTTGCCGTGCCTATACACCCCTGTATACACTCACTTGTCAATTAAGCGAAGCCCCTAGTTGTGTGCGAAAGCAAATTCGAGTTATCCTCTCGAATTCTCCATCTCTTGTCCATAAACGCACAACTCACACTCTATGGTAGAATCTAAAAAAAAACGGTTTTCTTTTGGTTTAATAAAAATAGTTTGTATATTTGCCCCCAGTTAGAAGTTACAACTATTATTAACATCTTAAAATCTTACAATTATGCAGAAATTTATTATTTCAGTCAAAGAAAAAACTACTGGCCGTGATGTTATTTCGCCTTATATCGTTAATTCTCTCGATGGTCTTGGAAATTATTCTGAGCGAGTTTCTTCGCTGGGTCTTATTGTTATTGTGGATTCAATTAAAGAAGAAAATAATTTTGTTGAACTTAAAACTCAAAGCGATGAAAAGTAATAATATTTGGAAAATTATTATCGGTGCTGTTTCTGCCGCATTAGGCTATATTCTTAATGCTATCGGACTATGAATTATACTCTTATGCATTTCCTTGAGTATCTGCTCTACTCTAATGTTCATTTTTCGGTGACTAGTGCTAGACGTACTCCTGAACAGAATAAAGCTGCTGGAGGTGTTCCGAATTCCCAACATCTTGTAGGCGAGGCTGTTGATATCAAACCTTATGGTTCTACTACGTTTAATAATTTGCTCGAAGCGATTCATTTTTTCTCTGATAATGTTTCGCCATTTGACCAGCTTATTATATATCCGACATTTATTCATGTTTCATTCTGCTCTCGTAATCGTCGGCAGGTGATAGACAAACGTAAATAATTATGAAATTTTCTCCTGAGTTACTGAAAGCGACTGCCTGTTGCCAGCATCGTTCGTTTATTACTAATCGTTACAACGGTGCACGTATTGCCGTGGATTGTGGCCAATGCGATTATTGTATCCATAAGCGTGCTCAGAAAGCGTCCATGCGTGTGAAGACCGCTGGAAGTGCCTTTAAGTATTCTTATTTTGTAACTCTTACGTATGACAACGAACATATTCCTCTTATGAATTGTAAGGTTCTCCACAGTGAATATGAGGACGTTGTAGGTATCTCAGGAGATATTCATTTTGGTGATGAATATCATAAATATATCCCTGTTTCCGAGTATCGATGTGATGATAACTCCATGCTGCGTCATATTTTCTTCGAACAGGTTCAAGGCACTGTGCCGTATGACCGTGAAATTAAGGAATATGTACCTGTTAAAGATAATTGGTTTCTTAGTATGGATGCTATTCGTAGTTTTATCTATAAAACGCAGTCCGTGGAGAATACGGTATATCCCGCTGCTGAACAATACGGTCTTGGTAACCTTATTCCCTTTTTAAATTATGTTGATGTTCAGAATTATATCAAACGTTTACGTAAACATTTGTTTCAAAAATTAGGCTCTTATGAAACGTTACATTTCTACGCTGTGGGTGAGTACGGACCCGTGCATTTCCGCCCGCATTATCATCTCTTATTATTCACAAACTCGGAAGAAGTCTCCGAGGTTTTACGATACTGTCACGATAAGAGTTGGAGGCTCGGTCGTTCAGATTTCCAACGTGCCGCTGGTGGAGCTGGTTCGTACGTTGCGAGTTACGTTAACAGCTTGTGCTCTGCTCCCCTCTTATATCGCTCATGCCACGCGTTTAAGCCCAGGTCGCGAGCATCTGTCGGATTCTTTGAGAAAGGCTGCGATTTCGTGGAAAACGATGATCCTTATGCGCAAATTGAACAAAAAATCGATTCTGTCGTTAACGGACGAGTCTATAACTTCAATGGTATCAGTGTTCGGTCAACTCCGCCCCTGTCGTATATCCGTACCTTACTCCCCCGATTCTCGTCTGCTCGCAATGACGATGTTGTTGCGATTGCTCGAATTCTTTGCGCTGTACATTCAACGCCAAAGAGAATTGCGAGATTCGGATTTGTTGACTACAAACAGGATTCAATCTTGAGTCTTGTCCGCACTTATTATCAATATCTTAAGGCCAATTCTATTCTTACTGATGATGACAAGATTATATTACATGCTTCTCGGTGTCTTACTAGGTTTGTTAACTGTTCTAGTGATGTCGATATTGAATCTTATATTAATAAGCTATATCGGCTGTTCTTATATGTCTATAAGTTCTTCCGGAATTGGCATTTGCCTCTCTTCGGCTCTGATATTAGTGCTTACTCCGGTCGTATTATGTTTATCATTAAAACAGGTATAGAATATGAGAAGAAAACGGATTATGTACGAATGTGTGATTCGTTGCGAATACAACAGACTTTGCCAGCCCCTATGCTTCGGTATTTCTATTTACCAGCCGAAGGATGCGAAATGGCAACCATTGGTATCGGTGAGGACGGAGAATATGCAGACGGATTTATTCGTCCCGTTAAAGAACAAATACGAGTTCCGTTTGATGACCCCAGAATCCCACCTCTCGCGTCTTGTAATTACATCAAATCTGCGAAGCCCGATACAAGAAGTGCCTATGATAGTGGGCAAAGTAGCGACTTACAAAAATGTCTTGATTTCCGTGCTGCTACCTTCTGTCGTGATATGATTAAGCATAAGAAGCTTAATGATGCTAATAATATTTTCAACCGTATGGTTTAATTTAAATATTAATTAATTATGAGTGATTTTAATCCTTTGGACCGTGCTAAGATTCCTACCCATCGGTCTTCTTTCGACTTAAGTTCGAAAAAATTGTTTACAGCTAAAGTAGGTGAAATTCTTCCTTGCTATTGGCAGATTGCTATTCCCGATACGAAGTATCGTATTTCCTCTGACTGGTTTACCCGTACTGTTCCGGTTAATACGGCTGCTTATACTCGTATTAAGGAGTATTATGACTTCTACGCTGTGCCGTTACGTTTGATTTCTCGTGCTCTTCCGCAGGCGTTTACTCAAATGACGGACTATATGACTAGTGCAGCTAGTTCTACCACAAATACGTCTGCTCTTACTTCTGTTCCTAGTGTTACTCAGAGCATTTTTAGTGTGTTTCTTCAGACGGCTAATGCTGGTGACCAGACTAATACCCGTGATGATGCAGGCCTCCCTATTGTCTATGGTTCTTGTAAGCTGCTTGATATGCTTGGCTATGGTTCTGTGATTGATTCTAAAAATACTGGTAAGGCTGCTATTACTAAAAAATATCTAGGTGTTGATACCCTTGGTGACGCTGATAATCCTTTGGTTTATCAGACTTCGCAGACTGTCAATGCTCTTCCGTTCCTTGCTTATCAGAAGATTTATTATGATTTCTTCAGCAATAACCAATGGGAAAAGCACAAAGCTTACGCCTATAATGTAGACTATTGGTCCGGAACTGGTAATATTGGATTGGTTACTGATATGATTCAGTTGCGCTATGCGAATTATCCGAAAGACTATTTCATGGGTATGCTTCCTAGTTCTCAATATGGTTCGGTAGCTGTTTTGCCACCTTCTTATATTCCTGGTGCTCCTAATTTGGCTGTTGCCTCTGGTCCTGTTGTTGCTGCCTTATCGAATCCTGTCAATACTACTTCTGTTACTGTTGATGCTGTAAATACCACTGGATCTTCTAGACCTGTTGCTATTAATTCTGATTT